CCCATTTAAAATTACAGTAAGAGGATTTCCCGATGGATTAGATCCAAATAATTGTATCAGATCCCCATTGAAATCGACAACAGCAAAAGCTGTGTCCTCAGCAATACATCTTATGACCCTTATATCTTCTTCACCATAATTGCCCGAAAGCTCACAAAAGTATATAATGATATCAAAAGCAGCCAAAATTTCTTTAGGTGTCATCTTTTTATCGAATGCAGCATAATCTCCTGCAACGATTCGATCTTCACCATGTTTGATAATGTAATCGTACATTTCTTGCCACTCTAAAGATTGTGCAATGGTACCAGGACCGGCTTCAAAAGCTAATCTATTATTTTGTAATAACCTTGTAAAGGATAGTAGATATTTCCTGACAACAATAGTCCAATCAAATGTGGCGCCTGTGAATACACGAGTCTTCCCAATTTTAGCTTTATTAAATGAAACAGGTTCATCTTTCAAATGAGCACAAAAATTCGGGTGAGCTTGCCTACCACTCTTATATGTTAGAATGATATCATCAACTCTGTCCATAATTTCATCACTAACTGTGACAGGATCCAGCATACCATTTTGTGGTGGACACGATTCCATAAAATATCTTTTGGATTTCTTCCAAGGATTACCAGCACTAGTGTTACGATTGATCTTGTCAATATAAGCGACAGGAGCGCCATTTATAGTTGAGAAATTATCTAAAATTATCATCATATCCTTTATATTATCAATATTGATATTATCCATAACATCTTTGATGTAGGATGCTATACACTCATTGAGTATGTCAGTGCGTATAGTACTGATTGGTTTGACCAAATCCTTGGCAGCAATATGCCAAGGTACCCAAGAACGCATCTCCGGTTTTGTAAACTTAATTTCGTAACCTTCACGAGTCAAGTATTTACCCATAGGTGTTGGAATAACACTGGATTTAGACTTACCACGAAAATCTGTGAATGAACCATAGATATGTGCACTACCATCATTAATGTAACGAAACACCGATTTTTTATGTAGATCAGTGATTTTCCTTTCATTGTCCTTAGCAGATACAAGAGTGAAATCTCCGCTAGATATGTTAAAATTACTCAACTTATTATAAACACCACGTATGAAATCGCCATCTAGATTAGTAGCATATACAATGCCAGGTCTATATGTTGATGCCAAAAAATGAAGTCCGACTATGGTGTAACCATAACTACTGTTAATAATCATTGGCATACCACACTCTCCATCAATAGTCGATTTTTCAGCTTTTCCGGACCACACTCGATGTTTTGCATCGATACCATAATCCGGAAACTTGAAAACTCGCTCTTTTTCTAGAGATATGTTTTTAACAGTGTTGTAAGTAGTCTCACCCAATTTGGATTTACCTACATATGAACCGTTAAATATACCATTAGCTTCACCAACTTGCATATAACGAACTATATTTTTTTTTGGTGGTAATTCACGTATGATAACGAATACCAAATCGTGAGAGGGTATTCTATGAATATCGGATTCTGTAAGAGAAATCGAAATATTTGCATTAACCCCAGTTGTCGGTGAGAATGTAATTGACATTTTTGCACTTTCTTCTATTGGTAGAATATTGTGGTTATTTGTAATGTAGATATGTCCACCTAGAGCTAATAACCGACCTCTATTAGTCCTTTTATTGCTATACGTGTTTTCAAACAAAGCTACATTTCCAG